TTAGATGAAGACTCAGTGTCTTATCGAATTTTATCTAACGCATATGGTAAACAATATTTTGGTTTAAGAAGAAAAACAGCACAGGCTATGGCAACATCTTTTGAAAATAACGCTACAGCATTTTTAAGCACAAAACAATTATTAGGTACACCAAGATTTAGAGACTCTTTAAAAATACAAGTACCACAAAGTCAAATATTACAAAACGCAACCAGCCTAGCTGACTAAAAAGTTTTTATGGCAACTCCCTTAGATAATTTTAGGAATGAATATCCTGATGCTTTCACAAGCTATACCGATGATGAGCTTGTACAATATCTGTATGAAAATGATACAGCTTATAAGGATATGGATTATAATGAATTCAAATCTTTAGCAACTGCTCAAGGTGTTACACCTACTAGACCTAAACCCTCACAAATTAAAAAGACTGGATTAGCCAGAGCTGCTCAACTGTATACAACAGAACCTAGAAGAGTTGCAGCAGGTATATCTGAATCTTTAATAGGTGGTACTGCTGAGTTAGTTGAGTTTGCGTCTGAGTTAGCTTTAGGTCGACCATTAGCAAAAGAAACTAAACAGGCTAAACGAGACAACATTAGTAATGTTTTACAGTCTATGTATGGTCAAGATATTTTTACAGAAACAAAAGATGATGACGGTATAAAATATTTAACAGCTAAAAATCAAACAGAAACAACAGCAGGTACTGCAGCAGAAGTAGTTGGTTCAATTGCTGCATCTTTTATTGGTGGTAAAAAAGGTATTATTGAACCCCTAACAAAACGAGTTTTAAAAGACCCTAAAGATATTTCTAAAAAAGCACAAAGCTTTCGTAAAGGTGCTATAAATTTAGGATCAGCAGAACTTTCTACACAAACTATTTTAACTCCAGAAGAAGCCAGTTTATCTTTAATGCTTGGTAAACATGTTGATGATGATTCGTTGTTAGGCAGCGTATTTGAAATGCTAGAAGCCAGTGATGATAAAACAGAGCTTGAACAAAGACTAGGAGTTTTAGTTGAAGGTGGTTTAATTTCTGGTGGTATTGGTCTTGTTTTTAGTGCACCTACAATTATTAGATATTTAAGAGGTGTTAAAGAAAAAGGACCCGAAGCTGTAGATGCTTTTAAAAATACAGCAACTAAAACACGTGAAGAAACTAAACCGGCTCCAACACAAGAACCAAACAAAGATGTTATAAAAGAATTAACATACGCAGACGACACTACATTTACAGGTTTGTTATTAAATAGAACTCAAAGATTTTGGAAAACTATAACAACAAGTAGAGGTCTGTATACTCCTGAGATGCATACAATTAAAATGAATGCAGATCAAGAAGTATTAGCATGGACTGCACGAGCAGAAGATTTGAGTAACAAATTAAGTGTAGCTATTAGAGACTTAGCAGACGACTTTAAACCTACTGAAGAAAACTTAAATACGTTATTTGATAATTATATAAATCAAAGAACAATTAAAAAAGTTACAGGTACAACAACTGTTAATGGTAAAGAGGTGAAGACTACTGTAAATAAAAAAGTAGCTTTACAAGATTTACCAGAACAATTAAGACCAGTGGCAGAAGAAATAAGAACTACCATTGATGAATTGAGTGAGATGTTGTTACAAAGCAAAAGTATTCCACCTGAAATTAAAAAAGAAATAATGAGTAACATAGGTAGATATACTAGAAAAACTTATGATCTTTTTGACAATCCTAATTATAGACCTTCACAAGAAGTATATGATCGTGCTGTTGCATATGTTGCTAAACAAATAAGAAAAAATGAACCATCTGCATATGGTCAGTCTGATAAACAGATTCTTGAAGTTGCCAAATCCCGTATTGATAAGTTTATGGGAATTGGTATGAAAGATAAAGTATATAAACACTTTAATGAAATGTTAGGTGCACCTCAAGCTAAAAAAATATTTGCTGAAAGACAAAGTATTGCAAAACCTTTACGTGATTTATTTGGTGAAAACAAAGATACCCCAACTTCAGTATTTAGAACTATAGAAAAAATGGCAAGTTTTTATCATCAAACAAAAATGCACGATGATTTTTTACAAGCTGGTAAAGGTAAATATTTCTTTAGAGAAAAAGGTAAGTATTCTCAGCTTCCGGAAGGAGCTGATAAAAGATTTTTAACTGGAAAAATTAAAGGTCAGCAGTATCACACATTAGATGGTTGGCTAACAACTCCTGAAATTGCAACACTTTTTAAAAGTATTGGAGAGTTGTCTACAGAAACAAATGGAATATTTAGACTGTACTTTGGTTTAAAAGGTAATGCTCAAGCTGCTGCAACAGTTGGAAGTTGGTACACCCACATAAGAAACACAATAGGTGGTGGAATTATTATGGCTAGAAATGGAATGAATCCTTTTTCTAGCGATACTAGAGATGCGTTTACAGTTTTACAAAATAGATTTAAGAACGCTAAAAATCAAGAAGGCGAACTAAATAAAATGTATGAAGAGTTTTTACGTTTAGGTTTAGTTAATCAAAGTGTTCGGGTTGGAGATTTTAAAGCTCTTATAAATGATGCTGTAAAAATTACACCCCAAAATGTAGTCACTAATCAAAAGTGGTATGTACAAGGATTACAGAATGCAAAAACAAAAGCACTATCACCTTTAAAGTTTGCTGAAAAGTTATATACTGCTGAAGATGATATCTGGAGAATTGCAGGATTTCACAAAGAACTTAAAGTTTTAAAAGAAGCAAACGAGTTAATGCCTGTTAATCAAAAGAAACCTGAAGCCTTGATGAGACAAGAAGCTGCTCAAATTATTCGTAATACTATGCCTACGTATTCGTTGGTTCCTCCTGCAGCGAAAGCATTAAGACAACTGCCTGTTGGTAATTTCTTCTCGTTCCACGCTGAACAGTTTAGGAACATGTATTACTCTACGATTCAAGCACGTAAAGAAATATTTTCTGGTAATGAAATTCTTGAAGCACGTGGATATAAAAGACTTGCGGGTGTAACATCAGTAGGAGCAGCCGGAGGTGTTGGCTTAGAAGAAGCAACCAAGTTTGCATATGGTGTTACTACAGAAGAACACGAAGCTGTCAAGGCATTAGCTTTACCAGAATGGGCAAAAGGAAGTAACTTAGCTTACGGTAGAAATCCTATTACAGGTGAACTTTATTATTCTGATTTACAGTTTGTAGACCCAACAGCTCCTGTTGTTAATATGATTAGATCAAGTTTAGATGAGTTGCTTAATCCAAGCATACCAGATGAAGCATTTGCATCACGTATGTTGTCGGCTACTTCAGAAGGAGTCATGTCATTTTTAAAACCTTTTGTATCAGAAACTCTTTTAACAGAAGCTTTAGTAGATAGTTTTTCAGCAGCCATAAGAGGAGATGCTTCTGCTGGAAGAAAGATTGATGGGTATGAAGTAGACGGTGGTATTGAAAACATGCTACCAATTTTTATGCATATCTTTGAAACCCAAATACCAGCTACTTTAAAACAACTAGACCCTACAGGAACAATTGGACCAGACAAACTAGGAAATCAAATATATAAACAAATAACTGAAAATAATCCACGAACTCAATATGGAGATGATTTAAGCATTGGAACAGAGTTAATGGTAAACGCTACAGGATTACGTTTTAATTCTTTAGACAGAGATTCTTTAAAAACTGCATTAGGTTTTAAAATGAAAGAATTAAATCGTGCACATACGACAGCTATAACAAACATTCAAAGCAGTGTAGAGGTTGGTAAATCTTACCAAGATGTATTAGATGCTTACAAAGATCAAAACAATAAATACTATAAAAAATATGTAGCAGGACAAAGAGCTATTGAAGCTGCTAAAACTTTTAAAATTAAAGGTTTTGAAATTGGTGAAGTGCTAAACGATAATTTATCTAATTTTGATAAGACAGAAAGATTAATATTAAATAAAACTATCAATTCTTTTCAACCCGTTGACCTTAGTGATAACTTTATAAATCAAGTTCTTAAAACTAACTCTCCAAAGGGTATGTCATTTAAAAAGTTTATAAGAGAGTATAATAAAATTTCTATACAATTTAACATGCTTCCTATTTTGGTTATACCAGAAGAAGAAAGAGTAGGTAAAGCTTCAGGTGGATTGATAGAAGGAAAAGATGATGTTCCTTTTACCAAAGAAGACCCGGCTGATAGAATTAATCCTTTAACAGGAGAACCTTATTCTGAAGATAGAGAGCCTTTTGCGGTTGGTGGCTTTATAAAATCTGTACTAAGTGCGGTTGATGCCAACAAAGTAAAAAAAATAAAAGACATCCCAGAAGCTAAACCAGTAGACACTAGACCTGAAGCATACAGGTTATTAGATTTAGATGATGATGCTGTTGACACTTGGAAGAACGACAGAAAAAGAGAAGTAGATTTAAAAGAAGCAGACACAGGTCTACCCCAAAAAAGAAAACAAGTGGATGAAGTATTATACGCTGCAAAAGATTTACAAAATGGTGCAATAGATGTGTTTGAATACAGAGATGTTGTAGAAAAGTTTATGCCTGTTGTACCTTTTGAAAAAGTACCACGTATAACTCCTATAAAAGAAATTGCACAAGCTTTAAAATCTGACCAAGTTAAAAAAGGAATTGTTGGTTTGAATAAAACTTTTAAAGAAGGAGATAATTTGTCTCTTCGTTTAGATATCCCAGCATATGATAACTATGACTCTTGGATAGTAACTATACACGATGGTACAAAAAGATCAGGGTCTCCACTTGCATATGCTCAAACAGGATGGATAAAAAATGTAGAGTTTAAAACTGTACCTACTGCTGCTTTTAGTATTGCTACAAAGAAAAGTCCTAAAGGAACTATTGCACGTATGCATGGTAATTGGAAAGAACATACCCCAGAACAAGCACATGCATTTGTGACAGAAAAACTTAAATCTAAAGAGTGGACACAGGTTGGTATGAACCCATATAGATACAGTTATTTTTATGATAAAGCAGATCAAATGCCAGTTGTAGCTGCTGATGAAGTTATACAAGTTGGTCCGTTGGTTATTGCTAAGAATGTTACAAAGGCTTCACCAGATGATGAAATGTTTATGGCATTCTCTAAAAAAGATAACAAACGATTTAAGTTCGCAGCCGGTGGTTCAATAGATGCAATACCTGAAGAAGAAATTATTTACAAAATGGTTGATGGAGATGATGAATGAATATAGAACAATGTAAAGCTGAAATCAAACGACACGAAGGTGAAGTCTTAGAAATATATAAAGATAGTCTAGGATATAAAACTCTAGGAGTTGGACACCTTTGTCAACCTAACGACCCTGAATATGATTGGGAAGTAGGTACACCTGTATCTCAAGAGGTTGTAGATAGATACTACACCATAGACTTTGATAGACATTATGCAGAAGCTATACATGTGTTTGGTGATAAAGAAGAA